GTTTTTTGTAGCATATAAATTATCTAGAATTCTATTATTAGTATTGATTGGAATTCCAGTATCAATTTTGGTTATCATATCTATTGTTTTCTGACTTTCATTCTTCAAAAAACTACTATATAAACCATAAAAGATATGATTTCAACTAGGTAAATCATAGTATAATGAGGTTATATGTTACAAAAATTAGGATTCCTACCAGGTTTTAATAAACAAGTTACGTCTACAGGTGCTGAATCACAGTGGACAGGTGGAGAAAATGTACGTTTTAGATATGGTACACCTGAAAAAATAGGTGGTTGGTCACAACTAGGTGAAAGTAAATTAACCGGTGCAGCTAGAGGTCTACATCACATGGTTAATAAAACAGGTATTAAATACTCTTTAATTGGAACTAATCGAATCTTGTATGTTTATACAGGAGACGTGTACTATGATATACACCCTTTAACTAATCCATTAGGCACAGCAATCACAAACGCATTTAGTACAACTAATGGATCACCAACTGTAACAATAACTTTTGCTACAGCCCATGGTTTTGAAGCAGGAGATATAATATTATTTGGTAATGCATCTACATTTAGTGCTATTTCGGGTTCTAATTTTGGAGCTTCTGATTTTGCCGATAAAAAATTTATGATAACAAGTGTTCCTTCAGGAACTACACTTACTATTACAATGCCAAGCAATGAAACGGGAAGTGGTGCAACCACTTCTGGAGGTATAACTTATTTTCAATATTATCATGTTGGTACACCTGATCAAGTAGGGGTTTTTGGTTATGGTATATCGCAGTGGGGTGGTAGTGTTACAAATCCACAAACTACAACTTTAAATGGTTCTTTAGGTGATAATGCTTTTGGAACAGGTGGATCAGGAACCACAATTAACGTAGCAAGCACCACGGGTTTTCCAAGTGCAGGTACAAATTTTATACAAGTTGGAACAGAAGAAATATCTTATACGGGAATTACAGCTACAAGTTTTACAGGAATTGTTAGAGCTGTTAGAGGAACAACTCGAGCTGCTCACAGCACCAGTGCAACCGTTACAAATTACAGTGGTTTTAGTGGATGGGGCTCAGCAGCATCTACTACTGACAAAGTTGAAGAACCAGGTATGTGGTCTATAGATAATTTAGGTAGCACAGCTATCTGTTTAATATTTAATGGCGAGTGTTTTCAATGGGATTCAGATTTAAATGATGCTGTAACAACGAGAGCAACTATTATATCTGGTGCACCAACAGCATCACGTGATATGTTAGTATCAACTCCTGACCGTCACTTAGTATTTTTTGGAACTGAAACAACTATTGGTGATAAAAGTACACAAGATGAAATGTTTATACGTTTTTCTTCTCAAGAAAATATTAATGACTATACACCAACAGCTGAGAATAGTGCCGGTACGCAAAGACTGGCCGCCGGATCACGGATCATTGGAGCTAAACTTGGTAGGAATGCAATTTATGTTTGGTCTGATACTTCTTTATTTACTATGAGATTTGTTGGAACTCCGTTTACCTTTGCTTTTGAACAAGTAGGTACTAACTGTGGATTGATTGGTAAGAACGCAGCTGTTGAAGTTGATGGTGCTGCGTACTGGATGTCTGATAATGGTTTTTTTAGATACACTGGTAAACTAGAATCTATGGACTGTTTAGTTGAAGATTATGTTTATGATAATCTTAATACAACATCTAATCAAATGGTTTATGCAGGTATTAATAACTTGTTTGGAGAAGTAACATGGTTTTATCCAGAAGCTAACTCTAATGTTAATACTCAGTCAGTCACATATAGTTATTTAGACTCTACTGCTAAACGACCTATATGGTTTGTAAATGCAAGTTCTTTATTTATTAGATCTACTTGGCAAGACTCAGCTGTATTTGGTTTACCTCATGGAACTCAATATGATGCAAGCACAGATACTTCTTTTGATGTAACAGGTAATACAGAGGGAATTTCATACTATTATGAACATGAAATAGGAGTTAATCAAGTAAGAGAAGGAGTAACTACAGCTATTCCAGCTAACATTACGTCAGGGGATTATGATATTACACAAAAAGTTGTAAGAGGAGCAGCTACAAACATGGCTGACCTTAGAGGTGATGGTGAAAACATTATGAGAGTAAGTAGAATTATTCCTGATTTTATATCTCAATCAGGAGATGCAATTGTACAATTAGATTTAAGAAATTATCCAAATGATGCAGCAGCTAGCTCATCACTTGGCCCTTTTACAGTTACAACCTCTACTGATAAAGTAGATACACGAGCAAGAGCAAGAGCCATAGCTCTTAAAATATCTAACACAGCAGTAGATACTAGTTGGAAACTAGGAACTTTTAGGTTAGATATACATGCTGGAGGAAGACGATAATGGCTAAAATAGTGCAATCGTTAACAAGAGCAAGTTCCGAGTATGAAGAAGACGTAGCACAGTCTTTGGTTAGAGATTTAGATGCGGTTCTTGAGAAATTAAACACAACATTTCAAGAAGAATTAAAACAGGAGATAGAGGCTAGAAGTTTCTTTTTAGATTAATGGCAGTAGTAAACCAATATAAATTTGTAGGTATAGATAACAGCACAACAGGTGGTGCACTTACACCATTAGGTTCTGGTATTCCTGCGATTAATGAAACTATTGTTATTAAATCAATACTTGTTACAGCAGCTGGCACACCTACTGTGACTGTTACAAACAACAGTATTACAGCTATTAAATCTGTAGCTTTAACAGCCAATCAAACAAAAGAATTACTGACCCAACCTTTAATAGTAGAAGGTGGTAAAACATTTACAGTACAAGCAAGCACATCAGACTCGTTTGATGTAGCTATTAGCTATCTAAATATTAAGAAAGAGGTAACAACATAATGGATAAAATAGTAACATTAACACCAGAAAAGATAATAACTAAAATTACAAACAAGAAGACAGGAGAAGTTTATGAGACTGAAGAGTCTTTAAAAGCTGCAAATATACCTGAAGCGGACGTGCAAAGAGATGTAACAGTTATCATGCCACCTCTTGATTTGTTAGCAAAAACAAAGTAAAAGGAAATACTATGGAAGAAAAAATTTCAATGAACGAATCAATACAAGCTGGAGCACCGGACATTAAATATAGTCGAGGTGATATTAGAATGGGTGGTGGCGAAGATCAACAAGGCATGGAAATTGCGGCAGAAATATGGTCCCAAATGGAACCAGAACAAAAAGTTCAGTTTGCTAGTTTTGAAGCATTTTTTCAAAGTGGTATTTGGAAACAAATAATACAACAGTTGCAACAAGATCAATCAGGAATCCAATCTCAATCTCCAGAAATGATGATGAGTGAGAATGTTAACATGCAGGAACAAATGCCTGGTGGCGGAATAGCTGATGTTGACATGAGAGAAAAAGTTGCAATGGCAGCCAACGGTGGTTTGATGGGTCTCTATAACAGAGGGATGTAGTCATGGCTGGTATAACTAGCACTAAAAAAATTAAAGGCCAACCACATCTGTTGGCATACATAACACCAAACGAAGTTGAAAAATTAAAAGCTTTAGGTGGTCAAGAGACTATGACTAAAGAAGGGATACCTGCGTATCCTGAATATGATAACTATGGTTATAGTAACGCAAAAGATTTTAAAGAAGGAAACAAATCTAAATCAACTGATCCTAATGTAAACAGAGAGTCTACATTTGAAACATATAGGGGTGGCAAAAACATTGGTGTTGATAATACTTTAAAACAAAAATCTCTTGAACGAAGAGCTAAAGAAGCAAAAGATGCTAAAGAAAAAGCAAGACTTGAAAAAGAAGCTAAAGAAATTCAAAAATCTTTAGATAAAGGTCAGACATATGGTTATGGTAAAAATCAAACTGGTTTTCAAAAAGTTAAAACATATTTTTCTAATAAACAAAGAAAAGCAAACTTAGATCTAGCAAAGAAAAGAGCTTTTCAAAAATACAAAGATGTAGAACAATACGTTGATCCATTTGATGACTATACAATGTCAGGACAAAAGATGTCAGAACTAAGAGGTTATACTTTTGATGACCAAGGTAATATAACAGGTTACGATAGAGATAAAGCAACAGCTTATGGTTATGACACTAGTAAATTAGCAAAAGGTATGGATACCTTAACAAGTAACAAAGGCACATCAATAGAAAAAACAAGACCAAATTTATATGATGTAAACTCTTATGCACCAGGTTTATTAGGTATGGGGGTTAACAAAATTAGACCTGACACACAACGTACAGTATTAAATACTTTAGGTAAAGCTGCGGAATATAACGTTCTGGGTATTAATGCTCCAAACATGACTAACCAAGAAATTAGCGATGAAATGTATAGATTAAAAAATCTAGGAAGAACACAAGATCAAATTAATTTTATAGAAGGCGGTGGTGGAGGCGGTGGCGGCGGTCAAGAATACCTACCTTATTTACCACCAGAAGAAGATGATGAAGAAGAAACAACGTTTGATTACAGATTTGGTGATAATGAATTTGGAGCAGCAGATGTAAGAAGAGGTTCATATATATTTAATCAAGGTGGCAGAGTACCAAGAGCCTTTGGTGGTATCATGGATACAGCTACAGGAAGAAAAGCTTACGGTCTAGGAAGTATATTTAAGAGTGTAAAAAAAGCAGCAAGTAAAGTTTTAAAAAGTCCATTAGGTAAAGCAGCAATTTTAGGATTAGGTGGCTATGCTTTAGGTGGTGGTTTTACTGCGGGTGGTTTTGGAAGTAATGCTTTAGGTGGTTTTATGAAAAGTATTGGACAAAAAGCATTATTAAAAGATGGTATGACAAAGTTTACATTAGGTAATCTTCATTTAGGTAAACTAGGAATATTAGGTGCTTCTGCATTACCTTTTTTTATGAAACAACCTGAAAATCCAGACATTGGTATGGCTGACAGAGGTGGTAGTTTAATTGATCCACTAACAGGAAAAGAAGCTACACCGGCTGAAATGAGAGCAAATATAAATTTTGCTGTAGAAGAAGCTGCTGGAGATCCTATTAAATTAGCAGCAATAGATCAAAAATATAACAACATGTTAAACTTAGTACCTAATACACCTTATCCAAACTATGCACTATTTGCTAGTGGCGGTAGAGTTCCGGCTCAAGAAGGTGGGCTCATGAACCTTGGTGGTATGGAAAAAGATTATAGAGCTGAAGGTGGATTTGTACCAATAGGTAAACAAGAAAAAGCAGATGATGTACCTGCAAGACTAAGTGTAAATGAATTTGTATTTACGGCTGACGCTGTTAGAAATGCTGGCGGCGGTGACATCGATAAAGGTGCAGAAGTCATGGAAAATATGATGAAAAATTTAGAAAATGGTGGTACAGTATCAGAGGAATCACAAGGAAACACTGGCGCTCAAGAGATGTTTAGTGTATCAGAGAGAATAGGAGAAGTAATTTAATGGCAATAACAGAAACACGTAGTTTACCACCAAAATTTGTAGAAGAACTAGGTCAAGATTATGCAACTCAGTTAATAGGTTTAACTGGGAAAGAATTAGATACAAGAAAATTCCAACCAATGGTTGCTGGTCAAGACCAGGCAACTAAAGATGCATACACAGCAGCTACACAAGGTATAGGATCATACGCACCATACTTACAAGCAGCAGGACAATTTCAAACAGGTACAGGGACGTTTGCAGGTACACCTACAAACATGATGGGTGCTCAAGATTATTTACAATCTGCTCAAGCACAAGCGGGTGCTCAAGGTGCCATGTCAGGACCACAAGCTTACCAACAGTTTATGTCTCCGTATCAACAAGATGTAATTGATGCAACACTATCAGAGTACGACAAGCAAGCTCAAGCAGGTATAACTAACATTGGTTTAGGTGCTGCTAAGTCTGGTAACTTAGGTGGTGGTAGAGAAGGTGTTATGAGAGCACAGTATCAAAATCAATCAGATATGAATAGAGCATTATTACAATCACAAATGTTACAACAAGGATTTGGTCAAGCGCAGACTCAAGCTAATCAAGCATTCAATCAACAAGGACAATTATTTGCTAATCAACAAAATTTAATGACTGGAGCAAACACTTTAGGAGCTGATCAACAAAGAATGGCTCAACTAGTTCCACAATTACAAGGCGGAGATATTTCAACATTGGGTCAAGCTGGGCGCGGACAACAATTATTTGAACAATCTGTTCTTGATCAACAAAGAGAAGCAAACAGAATGGCAGAGTACGAACCATACGAAAGACTTGGTTACCTGGGTGCTGGTATGGGTAACGTTATGGGTGGTGCTATGGGTCAATACACTTCTACAGTTACACCTAATCAATCGCCGTTGCAGCAGGCGTTAGGTATAGCTTCATTAGGATTAGGAGCTTACAAAGCTTTTAATCCAACACAACCATCTGATGTTAGATTAAAAACAGACATTGAAAATATAGGTAAATCTTCTTTAGGTGTAAATATATATTCATTTAAATACAAAGGTGATGATAAAACTTACCAAGGTGTAATGGCTCAAGAAGTTCCATGGGCTTCTTCAATTGCAGAAAACGGATATCTACAAGTAGATTATTCTAAAGTGGGTGTAGAATTTAAAAGATTAAATTAAC